TTGGCTGAGTGGCTTCCATATTTTATATATATAACATATTATAATTTTTCTGCTTTAAATTAAAAAATATTTAAAGTATTTATTTTTTTAGAATTTAATATAATAATTTATATTCTTCATTTTTTCCACTTATAACAAATTTAGGGTCTTTTCCAGAATACCCTAAACTTCCTCCACACATTCCTGAACCAGCTAAAGGAGCAATAGGTAGTTCTACTTCTGCTTCTACTACTACTGGTTGTTCACCCATAGAGGCTGTATTGGCTCTATTTGCATCTGTATTATCAGAGTTCATGATTTCATCTAAATAAGTATATCTGGCTTTTAGTTTATTTCGTTCCTCCCTAATTGCTTTTTTCTTGTCTTCATCTTCTAAACCTTCTTCTATTTTTTTTAGTTGTGCTTCACGTTTTAACGATGCGGTATATTCCCTTGTTGGAATACCATATTCTTTTGCTTTTGTTTGGCGTTGTTTAGTAGCTTTATTATATTCTTGTGCTTGTGTAAAGCCAGATGGTTTATCCCGCTCTCGTTGCCTTCGCGCTGCCTCTCGTGCTCGTTCTTTGCGGTCATCTTCTTTTGTACGCTGTGCAGGTGGATCTGGAACCATGGCTTTTAATATTACTTTAAAATCTTCTTGTTGTTTATCATCAATGATTTTATTATAAGTGCGTCCACGCTCAACGGCTGCTCTAATATTAGCCCTTTCATTTGTAAGGCTTGATGGTGGAATTATTACTGGTGCTGGTTTATTATCATCAGGGGTTTTCTTGGAGTAACCCTTTTTCTTTTTACCAATAATTTTTTCTAACTCAGCTTGGTCTTCTTCTAGTGTTGCTGTCTTCTTCTTATTGGCTGCCGTTGGCTTCTTTCCACTAAGCTCAGCCAATAGCTTTTTAACAGCTTCCAAAAGTTCTTTATTATAAGCATCACTCCCGACACGTGTTTCATCAGCCATAATTTTTAACCATTTAATAGACTTAGGAATAAAATATGACACATCAGCATGTCCTTTATTTGCTTTTGCAGATTTTAACCTCTCCTTAAGACGAGCTATTTTTTCTTCTATTTTATCTTGTGACATAGTTGGGCTTTCATATTTATAGCCTTTCTTAATCTTACGAAGACGGGCTTGTTCTGTTGCTATTAGGCGTTTAATACCTTCAACAGAGGAGATAACGGGAAGAGTACCACTTCCTTTGTAAGCGGTTTCTTCTAAATCTCCAATTACTTCATTTTTATCAAGAATAATTTTGGTTAGTTGTTTATTAGTGAAACCTCCTTCTTTGCGTGGACGTCCTCTTTTCTTTTTGTAAGCGGTTTCTTCTAAATCTCCAATTACTTCATTTTTATCAAGAATAATTTTGGTTAGTTGTTTATTAGTGAAACCTCCTTCTTTGCGTGGGCGTCCTCTTTTCTTTTTGTAAGCGGTTTCTTCTAAATCTCCAATTACCTTATTTTTATCAAGAATAATTTTGTTTAGTTGTTTATTAGTGAAACCTCCTTCCTTCTTACCTATAAACTGATCTCCTACTTTATTAATCTCTCCAGTTTGATGTGCCGCATTAAAATCAAATGGGTTTTTAGTTCCTGAAATATTAACTATAGCATTATTTCTTCTCTGTAATGGAGCTAATAAACTTACAACATCATTTCCTACACGAACATCTGTTTGGTTAGGATCATTTTGTCTGCCTATATCGTGGAAGCCAGAAGCTTTATTATATGTGATATTTTCCTTAATAGGAAACTCTTTTTGAAGCTCTTGTAAATAAAGTCCCGCACGGCTATGACCGATTGCGGTGATATTAGATGCGCCATATTTATCAACAGCCCGTTTATGTCTTTCACGATGTAAATTATATGTGGAAGTTCCCTTAACTTTTCCACGAAACATGTATGAGGCATTGTCCATCCAGTCATTAAGCCCTACAGATCCACGATGAGTAACTACTATGTCTTTATCATTAGAACCTTTTTTAGCATACACTTTCACACGTGAATCTGATAGGGGTGAATCTATATCATAACCAGCAGGCGCTATAGATGTATTTCCACGATAGGAAAGGTCAATAAATTCCTTTAGTAATGGTGCACTCATACCAGAACCAGTAAGCGGACCAGTATCTAATTGAGTAATAGGACGACCTGAACCAGAACGACGATTATTAATTCGCGCTAACATATCCTCACGTGCTTTTTTACGCACTGCAGCATCCGTTTTTTTAGCATTTTCATATTCAATTTGCTCACTTTGATAAGCAGGAGAGGCTATATCAGTTTGAAATACATCAGTTGGGTCTTGTAATCCAGGTCTTTGCAAGCTTGCGCTTGATGGTGGACGCATAGTGGGGGATTGTCCTGTAACATATAATCCAATTTGACTTCCCAGACGATACATCCCTCCTTCTTTTTTAGGTTTCTTAGGCTTCTTAGGCTTAGGCATTATTATGTATTACTAACAGATAATAATATTTAGTATTTTTTCAAGGCGTTCTTTAACTATTTTTATAATATATTATATAATATATATTATAAATGCCCCCAAGTCAAAAAATGAATGACCAACAAAATACTATATGTAAAAGCTTCCTTCGTGACTTTGTATATGAACAGCATTTAAAAAATGGTACAGAATTAGAATGTTCTATATGTATGGATAAAATAGATTGTAAACATTGCTATGCGTTGCTTTCATGTGGGCATGGATTTCATAGCTTTTGTTTAATGAGAATAAATAAATGTCCTATATGTAGAAGTTGAGGGATTAATCCCTCATACACCCTTTATGCGCCGTGTGGGCGCAAGAGCCCACGTTAGTCTGTAGTTGTTGTTTCAAATCTTCCACTTGGTAAAGGTGTTAATACTATATCTTCATTTGAGAGATTAATAGGGATAAGTTCATCTCCTTTTACTTTTGCTAATATTGATGAGCTTTCTATTAGTTTAGTGTATGTATTATATGACTTTTCAAGGAAATCTTTAGCAGGTAATGGTCTTAATTCTCTATCTAATGATAGTGTTTTAAAAATATCAATTGCTAATAAATAATAGTCCCGTTGACTTATCATATCATTTTCCATTCGTTTTTGAATGCTAAAAAATAGTTCAATACTACCCACTATTCCACATGTTAATGATATTAATGAATTGGTTATACTTATTACTCCTTGGTTTGCATATGGTTGTAATCCAATACTGATTATAGAATTGAAACCATTTAATATAATTAATGGAATTCTATACCAAACTAATCTGCTTTTTAATAAAAAATATCGATTTTTATGTAACTTGCTAAGCATTACACAATTTGCACGAATATTTTGTAGTACATCTTCTATACTTGTTGACCAGTCATTAGAAGACATTTATATTATAATAAGAAAATTATAATATAAATTTTGTTAAATGTAGGGAGCGCCCTACAAGCGCAACTTCGTTAAGTAGTTAATCATTAACTTCTAAAAGGTGGTGCGCTGACCTTTCAGCGCCTTTAAGTTCATTTGCTATTGTATTTACCGAAAAGGATATAATTATAGATGATTTTAATATATGTTGAATAATATTCGGAGTTATGTTTATAGTCATTGGGGTTTAACTTCTTAATCTGACCTAGATGAATCTTGATCCTTCTAATTAGTAGTTTTGTTTGCATAAATAGTTTGACACGGTCTTCATCGTTTGGTATGAGTAATTTATTTGTTTTGAAGTAGTTAAATATTTCTAATGATAATTCAATTACTTTGAGTTTAGTAGTTAATGCGATATGTAAGCCGAAATTAGTGTCTTCATTAACTGATGACTTTTTTAACAGGGTTTCATCTTGCTCTGCTAATAGGTTAGAGTGTATACGTTTGACTTTCCAGATGTCACTTTTATTTACTAAATCCATAACTATTATAAATAGAAGTTAATTCTTTAAGTAGTTTTCAATTTTATTTTGCTAATATTATACCGCAGTCACGCATGGATAGTTTCATAGACAGTCCTAATATGTATAGTTTGTTGCGTTTAACTTTAGCAATAGCGGTTTTTAACTTAAAGTCTTTTAGTACCATATCAAAGAATGAATATTTTAAGCTAGAACAAGAGCTAAAATGATAAGATGCATAATATTGTGAGTATGTAGTAAATATATATTTCCAATTTTTTGATATAATAGCATTTTGAAATTGATCTTCATAAGAATAATAATCATTACGCATTTCCTTTGCTACAAAGTGGATAATTTCAAATCGTTCTTCCCAGCCTATAGAGTTCATTTGTTCTTCTGTGAAAAGGTTTTTTTCAGGACTGAATGATAAACCAGTACCATTAGAATTAATTAAACGACCTTCAACCTCATCAGCTATATATAGGTCATAGAACTGACACCAAAAACTTTCTTGCTTGTTAAATTTGGGGTGTTTTTTCCATACTTCATAATATTTATTAACAATAATTTTATCAACTAATGCATCAATAGTTGTAGTCATAGTTGTTAATATAATAGTAGTTAAGTCTTTAAGTAGTTTTCAATTTTATTTTAATTGCAGTAGTTTATGGATGGGTGCCCTTCCACCCCCTTCCTTCCTTCTACCTTCCATCCTTATTTTTACTCTTCCTTATAAAAGAATTTTTTTTTCTATTTTATATTTTTTATTTTATTTTATTTTAATAAGATAAAATAAGGGTAGAAGGGTAGAAGGTGGAAGGAATAGAAGTTAAAAAAATAGAAGAAAATGACACCCATCCATAATAAAACCTGTCAAACTCACTCATCATCACTATCATAAATAGTTTCAATATTTTCATCAACAAACTGGGGCTTCAATAAAGTAAAGTCAAAAGTCCATGTATTTTGTTTCCTTCCTTCAATCCATTTAGGACCACTACTCAATCCATTTCTTCTTTTCATCCCTAATCGTGTACTAAATGAACCTTTATCCTTAGTCCAAGAAATATGATTCCGTTTGCAAAAATCCAAATAACTCTCATATAAAGTATTTATTGGAACATGTCTAATACCTGTTCCAGCATAAACCGTTTCTTCTAAAAATTCCATAATAGGATCTTTTTGTGTTTCCTTAAGCATATTATCATATTGTCCTTCTGGAATATCACTTTCAACAATTTTTGGCTTAGTTTCATAAGCCATAAAATAGTCATAAATAGCTTTAGCAACTTCTATACTTTTAGCATATTCATTACCCTCATTAAAATATGACACATTATTAATTTTATCATCACTCATCCTAAATGTTAAATCTCTCCTTTTTAATTTATGATTAGGGTCAGGGTTATTACTAAAACTCATCCATCTATGACAAGACCTCATTGTATACGATGTTTTTCCTTTAGGTTGAATATCAATAGTAGGATCACTTACAAGTGCTTTCATTCTATCGTTAGCATGAAATGTTCCGCTTTTGTTGGCTTCATTTAATACAACTAAAAACGCCTTTTTCATCATATCATTAAATTTTCCAAAAATATGTTCTTGTGGATTAGTGCATTCCCAGCATCTATGAGATCCGCCCATAATAGTTTCAAAAAATTTCACAAAAGTGCCTTTGCCTGAGCCTTCTAATCCGATAAAGATTAAATGGATGCTTTTATTTTCTGGATATTGAAACATTTGCGCAATCCACATCTTAACAAAGTCAGCATGAATCTTATTATAGTCTACCATAACATCAATATGATTTAAAAACCACTCTAATCCCGTCTTACTTTTATCATTATTAGCAGGAGGCATAAGCTGAACAGGAAACTTCTCCCACATATTATATACATAATCAGGACATAACTCATCTTTAGGAAAACTATCATATTTATCATATTTTCTCTTGTCTTTATCATCATACCATTTAGGAATAAATTTAACCTCTTTTCCATCTTTATCAATAAAAGTAAGTTCATTATGTAAGACTTTAAATTGATGATCACTATAAATATTGAAATCATTATGAATATCACATACAAATTCAGCACCAACTTTACAATTAAATCTCTCAAATTCAGTTCTAACATCTTCATAAATTGTTCTTTCTTTTGGTTTAAAGTTAGCAGGTAGTTCTAAGCTTGTGACATGTTCCTTAATACTTAATTGCATATCCACAAAATCAGTTTTTTTATGGATATAATCCTCCATTTGTTTTAATGTGGATTCATTAATAGTTCCATAAACCATTAATCCATCAAACATAAGACTATGCATTTCTAACCCATTAATCTCGCAAAATGTTCTCATAGCTTGTAATATATCTTCTTCATTAATGCATAATATATGGTTAATAAATGAACCCTCAAAATTAGTTTCTTTTTTAGCATATTCTTTTACATAAGCAAAATCCGTATTGGTTATAAATTTTTGTTGTATTTCCTTCATTTCCTTATCATAAGCCTTTAGAAATGCCGATTCTGTTTTAATCTTCTTATTATCATTAGTAGATGCTAATACCTTTGTTTTAGCTTCTTCATACGATATATTATCATCACTCATAAGTGAATGTAGACACTTTTTACGCTCATTAATATAAAGGATTAAATTAGGACAATGATAAGTATATTTTTTGCATAATTGTAATAGTATACTTGGATGAGCATTCACCATATCAATATCTGATGTAAGCCCGTCACATAAAAAGGCTCTGATCTCTCGTTTAAGCCCCTGAATGCTGTCCTTACCAAATAAGCGTCCATTATTTCTCTTATCTAAATAGCTATATTTAACATAATTAATAGTGTCATTAACTTTCATATTTAAATACTTGATAATTTTATCATATTCCTTCTTGGCTTCGCATTTCTTACCATTGTAGATAAGAATAAAATCCTCCATCTTGAAAGTCTCAAGTAGGTAGAGTGCATGAGTTTTATTGATTCGTTCATTTAGGACAACAGACATTTTTATATAATATAATATTATATTTTATTTTTAAATCAATTTTTTTAAACATATATTAAATACTATTTTAATTAAACTCCTAAATATTCCTAAATAAACTACTTAAAAAGAATTTAATATATATATATAGTATAAACAAATGTCCGAACCTTTAGCGCCAATTGTTGAAAACCAACCTTTAGAACAACCTTTAGACCAACCTTTAGGAAAGGTTGGGCCAAATACGCCGTGCGGGGGCGTCCCTGCAGTTGAGCCAAATACGCCGTGCGGGGGCGTCCCTGCAAAAGTCCCTAAAAAGAAAGGTAGACCATTAAAAGCACCCCTAAATACTGACTATGTTCCAAAGCCACCAGGACGACCTAAAAAGACACCAGATGAAATCAAACAATATCATAAGGACTACTATGAAGCAAATAAGGAGCGGATCGTGCAAAAGCGTATTGAATATAGGAGTACACCAAATTATAAAGTATTACGTCATATGCAAAATGAGAGGTATAAGGAACGACAGGCACAAAAGCCAAAAGTGTGTTTAATCAATTTAAAAGCTTTAGAAGTTAATTAAATGTATTTTAAAATTAAACAAAAAATTATAATATAAACTATATTATATAGTATATATTATATGGAAACCCAACCAGAAGAAAAGAAGCAGAAGTCTAAAGAATACAATAGAGCATATTATGAGAAAAATAGAAAGGAAATTCTTAAACAAAAGAAAGAACAACGGGAGAATAATATTGATAGTAAAGCCCAAGAAGAACTAAAGGCATGGGTTGAAGCCTTTTGGAAGAAGAAAGATCCGTGGAATCCGTTTTCCGATTAATCATCTTCATCATTGTTTAGCATAAATGCTTGTTTCTCTCCGATTACAATCATGGGATAAGATTTTATGATAGTAACCCATCTAGAGTTTAATTTTTTTAACTTCTTAATTTGTTGTTTGTCTAAACCTAAGTAATTGTCTAATAAGTACTTCATTGCTCGTCCTCCTAAAGTTTTAGGAAAGATTGTGATAGAATGAGCCTCTGATAAAATATGTTTAGTTTCCATACCTGCATTAGCAATATGGGATGTATAAATCATGGAAGTGTTCGTATGCCTACCAGTGTCAAGCACCATATCTAATATATGTTTAATTTTCATTTTCAAAACCTTAGAGCTAATACAATCACAATCATCCATAACAATAAGGCAGTCTTTGAAATCGTTAATAGTAAATTGTTCTTTGATAAATGCTTCATCTAACTTAAACCGTTTAAGCCCTTTAATCTTATCAATTGCACTCCCATCGGGTTCAACTGATGACAATAGAAATAACTCATTTTTAGGATACATCCTCTTATACTCATTAACATAGTTCATAGTATAATATGACTTACCACTACCCGAAGCACCAGTAATATACAATATCTGCCGTTCTGCTTTCTTATTAGGAATTTGTTGAATAGACTCTGCTGGTAAACACTTATACTCAGATATAATCTCTCGCACACTACTATTAGTAGAGTCTACACTAATAACTTTATTTTTCTTAGGATATTTATCAAAAACAACTTTAACAAGTGGCGCACCTATATCTTCAAAGTTCATTCTTATAATATATAATATTATATTTTAAAACTTTGAAAGTTTCAAAATTGAGAGTCTAAAATAATTTCCAAGAAAAGCGCTTAAACTTATTTTCTTATATTATTATATATGACAACTATTAAACTCATTAATATTGTCAAGTCATGGAAACCAGATAAAAAATTTGTAGCACTTTTTGAAGTAGATGGAAGGTCTCGTAATGTCCACTTTGGATCTGCAACTTCACAAACTTATGCAGAAGGGGCAGATGATTTGAAAAAAGCGAATTACTTAAAGCGCCATGCTATTCGTGAAAACTGGGATAATCCAATAACACCAGGCTCATTATCAAAACATATTTTATGGTCTGAACCAGATATTAATGATGCTATTAAAGCCTTTAAGAAAAAGTTCAACCTTTGAGCGCAACTTTGAAATTTTCATATTATTTTAATATTTTATAATATTATAATAATGTCACAGACTAACGCATTTTACAAAGCACAAAATCCCGACTATGTCTACTTAGATCTACAACAGTCTAATGTATATAATAACACTACTGGCCCCGATGTTGATGTTAATTTTGTTGAAACCCGTGATAGTCCTGTTATTAATAATACAGGTGAGTATAATATGAGCGTAACCCGTTTCCAGATTGATAGTTATAACTTACCAACTATTGTTGTAGAACCTGATATAACACAATCAGATGTTAATAAGACAGTGCATAAAGTTGCTATTATGACAACAAATGCAAGTTCCTCACAAGCAATTCAAGTGCCTGATGCTAATAAAAATAAAGCTTCAGTTGTTAATGTCACATGGGTACCAAACCCGATATATACAGCCCCTAGTATGTCAACACTAACTGGAAAAAATACAGTAGAAAATCCATATTATTGGTGTAATAGCTACGACTATTTTATAGGACTTGTTAATACAGCTTTACAAACGGCAGCAATAGCTAACTATAATTATTTATATACGTCTTTTGTTTCAGCTGCATCATCTCCTGTTCCTGCTTTATTTTATGATGCGGCATTTAAATCCTTTCCAACACCGCCATTTTTAGATTGGGATAGTAGTACTTTAAAAGCCAATTTATATGTAAATCATTGTTATAACGAATCGTTATCTAATTGGGCTGTTCCACCAATTACTTGGTCAGGTTCTGTTGGAACACTTGGTACAGTTCCTCCTTTACAATTCAAAGTAGCTCTAAGTCCTTCATTATATGCTTTATTTAATAGCTTCCCAGCAACAGAAACAATATTAACGACTACAACAGGGACAAAGGAAAAGTTCTATGTGTTAAATATAAACTCTAGAGGATACCCATTAATAACACCAGGTCCAACTATACAGAAGACCTTATTTAGCTCTTACAATTTTGGTTCTGGATTTTTAGTTAGTGGCGTATATACTCTTACACCAACAACAGCAGTAACCTATTCTTACAGTAATCAGTTTATTGAAATCTCTCAAGAACTAAGCACTATTGATACATGGTCTCCTGTTAATGGAATTGTTTTCACTACTAATACACTCCCTATTGTAGCTAACCAGTTTAACTCTAACAGTGTAATTAATAGCGACCGCCCTTCCTTTGTAACAGGTGAACAATATGCCTTAATTATTACCGACTTACAATCCAATGAACAAGGCTATAAGCCCAATCTCCTATATAATCCAACAGCAGAATATCGTAGAATTGATATGACTGGAAATAGAGGATTAACCAATATTGATATACGAGTATTTTGGAGAGCTAAAACAGGACAACTCATTCCATTCAAGTTAAGCTCGGGTGTTAGTGCATCTATTAAAATTTTATTCCAGAAAAAATTATTAGGAGAAAAACAGCAACTTCAATTAGCTCAAACAATCAGGGAACTAGAGTTACAGGGCTGAAAGGCCAGCCCATCCTTAAAAATCTCATATTTTTATAATATATTAATATACTATAATAATGTCACAAACAAACGCATTTTCTAAGGCACAAAATCCTGACTATGTGTATTTAGATATACAACAAACAAATGTATATAATAATACATTAAAAGATGAAGTTGATATAAATTTTATTGAAACACGAGATAGCCCTGTGATTGCTAATACTGGAGATTATACAGTTAGTGTAACACGTTTTCAAATTGATACTTATAAACTTCCAACTATGGTTATTGAGCCTGATATAACAACTGAACCATATGATCCAGAACGAACAATCCATAAAGTTGCATTATTAAATATTGAGGGAACTTTTCCATTAGCCAGTCCAACACTTACTTTTCCATTAGTACAAGCATTAAATCATCCTGTTGCTACACAATCACTTCTTCCTTCATATGGATATTCGAATGATTCTTCTTTTGATGGAGAATTTATAGTAGTAGGAGCGCCAAATCTGAGTTATACTGTAGATCAGCGAGGAGCGGTGTATCTATGGATAAGACAAAATAATGGGTATGTTTTCAGTAATATGTTAAATCCTCCTTTAGATAATATACCTAATGCTGGTATTGGTACAAGTGTATCTATTAGTGAAGATGGTCATTGGATAGGTGCAGGAACAGGACGAACAGCAGGAACAGTTACTTATATAATTGAACGAGCAACCTTAACAACACTAAAAATACCTAAACCTGCTACTTCGGTTTCAAATGTAGTATTAAGTGGTGATGGTTCTATTATTGTTGTAAGTTATCCAAATGCGGCTGATTCTGGACTTACTGAACGAGGCATAGTTAGAATATATAGACGAATTGGTAATACTCAAATACACTTAATACAATCAATAAACTCAACTACTAATAATTTACGACTTGGCTGGTCAATTGGAATGAATGCTACTGGTTCAAGAATTATTATAGGCTCACTTCCAGAGTATGATAATCCTGGTCCGACTGCAGGTGTAGTATTTGTTTATAAAAATGATAACCCAAAATCAAGTGATGTATGGACTTCAGAATCAATAATAAGACCAAATCATGGACCACATCATCATGTAACTAATTTTTATTGGGGAATAGGTGTAGCAATAAGTCATATAGGGGATATAATTGCTATTGGAACAACTAGCAATCAAGTTGATGGAGAAATAACTACTTTTAAATATGATTTTACAAATGAGGAATATGTTGTAACGGAAGTATTACCAAAGCCAGCTGGTGGTCCTTATACTGGTTATGGTCCTACAATAAACTTGTCTTATGATGGAACAGAAGTAATTGTGGGTTGTCCTCATTATGGTATAGTATTTATATATGTAGAAGAAGAAGGAAATTATATAGTAGGAGGTCAAATTGCTGGACCAACAGTACCATATTCTGACTTTGGTTATAGTATATCTTCATTTGATGATGGTCGTTATATTGTTATAGGTGCGCGTGGTTTAAATAATAATCCATATGGAACATTAGAACTGAGAAAAATTTCTGTAGAATTTTATGGAACTATACCTAACAATATAAAGGAACATGTAACTGTTAAAAACGTTAGATGGGAACCAAATTATAGTCCAAGAGTAGTAGTTCCAACCCGAGCAGAACTAACTGGAAAAAATACAGTAAATTTTCCATACTATTGGTGTAATAGTTATGCACGTTTTATAGGACAAGTAAATAAAGCTTTAGGAGAGGCTTATGCAGCCAATTTTAATTATTTATATACAAATTGGATTTCCACTTTATCTACTACACAAAAGGAAATATTTTATAATATTGTTGCACGATTCTATTCAACTCCACCATTTTTAGAATGGTCTAATAATTCACTAAAAGCATCATTAGTAGCAAATGCATTATTTAACCCACAAGAATCCAATTATGCTATTGTAGAACGACTATGGACTTTGGTTGGTGGAAATGCCGAACATACTCCAGACCCCCCCATCCCATTTAATTTTAAAATAGCATTTAATGCTTCATTATACGCATTATTCAATAGTTTCCCAGCAACAGAAACAGTTATTAACAATGAAAAGTTTTTTATAATGGACTTTACATACCCAGTTCCAAATATAGTAAATATTACGCTAAATGCTATTCCATTATATCCAACTTATCCATTTTTAGATCCATTCATTGGAGGAGACGGTATTATGACTATTCCATCTCCATTAGAATATGGACATATAGGAACACATATAGTATTAGAACAAGAACTAAGCACAATAGATACATGGTGTCCTATTAATGGAATTGTATTCACTACAAATACTCTTCCTATTGTAATCAATCAATATAGTTCTAATGTTACACTTAACTCTGATAGACCCTCATCAGAAGCAGGTGCAGATTTTGCATTAATTATTACTGACTTACAGTCCAATCAACAAGGATATAAACCAAATCTCATATATACTCCAACAGCAGAATATAGGCGTGTGGACATGACAGGCAATCTTGGATTGACTAATATTGATATACGAGTTTTTTGGAGGGCGAAGACAGGGCAATTAATACCTATGAAATTGGGATGTGGGGTAACTGCGTCTATAAAATTATTATTTCAGAAGAAGCTTCTTGGCGAGAGGCAACAGCTTCAATTTAAACAATTTTCGGTTAAGGAATTGAAACTATAAGGCGCTTACCGAAGCGCACACGGAACTTCGTTAAAGGAGGGAGTATGAGGGAACTTTGGTTCCTTCACCCGCATACTTGGAAAATTCAGCAAACATTTTATATTAGACTATATTATAAACACAATGTCTTCAGACTTCTCCACAGTTTTAGTAAAAGATGCGCGTCTAAGCGGAATCACAGATCAGTTAACATATGCGGTTCAGTCGGGTGCTTCCTCAAATACCTACCAAGAATTCAATGCTATTGGTCCGTCCAACTCCCAGTTAGCATTCAATATCCAAGTTCCATCTGAAAATGTAGTTGTAAACCGTGAAGTCTTCTTAAGGGCTACAATTAAATTCACCGTGCAAGTTGCTGCCGCCGCTATTGCTAGTGTTGAAGCTGCTAATGCCCTTACACCAAATCGTGGTGGTATTGGTGGTTTTGCGTTAAATGCTTTCCCGCTTAATCAGCTTATTAACACCGCTACCGCGCAAATTAACAACACAAATGTAAGCGCTAATACCCAAGATATTCTTCCAATTTTACTTCAATTAGCAGACCAGAACGATTTATACACCTATAATGATACTACCGCGGTGTGTGTTGATCGGGTCGTATCGGAATACAACAGTGTAGCTGCAACTGCTTCTATTCATCCATTTAACAATATGTTTAATGCTACCGCAGATGGTGTTGTTCGTGGTCGCGGAATTCCACAATTAAAAGTTATGCATATTAAATCATATGCTGGAGGATCAACAAGTGGTACAGCGGTAGAAGGTAATTACGGCCTCGGTAGCTCAACACCTGATACTACTATATTCGAGCTTGCTTGTCAAGCAGAATTAGTTGAGCCTCTTATTGGTTTAAGTCCTTTCACATACGGCAATAACCAGTTTAACAAAGCTGGTCTTGTTGGTGTAAATTCCATGAACATAGTTCTAAATATTGATGGAACTTTAAGCCGTCTATTAGGAACTTCGGCTCTTGTTACTGCGGGTTCTGGTTCTGGTTTCACTGTTAAAGCAGGTTGGACTACTGCGTCGGGTGCTACTGCTTCGTCCACACTATTTGATAAGGCGTCGCTATTAGTCAATTTCCTCAGCTCCCAGCCAACCGATCTAATTCCTGCGCGTAATATTGTGCCGTATGTAGACCTCCCGCGCTATATCACATCGGCTACTGGAACTATTGCGACGGCTGCTTATACTGCGGCTGCTACTGGTGGAGCTTTCAAACTTACTCCAGCAACTGCGTCTATTACTTCGTCCAATATTCAGCTTAATCAGCTTCCTGATTACTTCATTATTGCTGCTCGTATTCCTCCAACCAATCCTACACTTTATCCATCGGGCAAAGCGATGAGCGCTGCCCCAAGTTTCCTTGCGATTAACAGCATTAGCGTCAATTTAAATAACACAAGTGGGCTCCTTGCATCATGCTCAAGTTCAGACCTCTACAGAATTTCGGTGGCTAATCATTCTAACCAGACATACTCAGCGTGGTCGGGTGTATTTCTTGCCGATGCTGGTATTACTGATGCTGGTGTAAATACACAACCAAAAGAATACCCTTCAGTTGGTTCGATTCTAGTGCTAAACCCAGCGAAAGACCTCTCATTACCAGACTACTTAAGCAGTGGCTCATTAGGCAGCTTCAATTTCCAATTCCGAATTGAGGTGTCTAACTACCACGTATTAACTGCTTTCACTCCTGAAATTGTGGTTATTGCGGTCAACTCAGGAATATTTACAACCATTGCTGGTTCGTCAAATATTTTTACTGGCCTACTAACAAAGTCGATGGTTCTCGATGCGAAAAAAGATGGTGCGGAAGAACCAATCAATGCTGTCCAGTATGAGCGTCTTGCTGGTGGAATGATGCCTAACTCGTCGGCGAAAGAATTGTCTGTTGTAAAAGATTACAAAAAGATGAAGGGCATGGGTGTTCGCTCTGGTGGTGGAGTTACTGGTGGTGCTAAAATGGATCGTTTCGCTCATTTAACAATGTAAGTAGTTAATATGGGTGGGTGTCCTTCCTTCCTTCTACCTTCCTCCCTTATTTTTACTCTTCCTTATAAAAGATTTTTTATTTTTATTTTATATTTTTTATTTTATTTTATTTTAATAAGATAAAATAAAGGTAGAAGGGTAGAAGGTGGAAGGAATAAGATAGCTAACACCCATCCATAATTTAACTACTTAATCCACAGACTAACAACAGCATCGGGTATTAGCCTCATATCACGACTGGCTTTCATAATCATTTCAGTAAACTCGGGTAAGTTCATTTTCATTTCTTTAGCCATAATGATTCGTAAACAACACCACCTACCGCATGTATTAATATCTGGTTTAATACTTTGAAACCCATGCTTATTAACAACATATTTATATGGAGATCGTGCAACTAAATGTTTTAAATGGTTTCGTTCCTGTCCTAGTAGTTTATTCATTCCAGCAGCAATAAAATTCCTTTGTGGTTCTATACCTTTTCCATACGAATCATAATCCTCAATGATACCATTATATTTTAAAATTAAAACCCAATGCCCTTTATTCTTCATTTGTTCTACAAGAATAATACGAAAATCAAAAGGATTTGGTAATAATTCATCAATACTATTATAGTTAGCTAACTGTGCATAAGTCATGACTTCACTCTCAATACCTGATCCAAAGTATCTTTCCACATCTCCATCGGTCATAGGTATTTTTATGCGTTCATCAAGAGCTTCAAAGTCAATGTGTTTAGGAATACGAAAATCCATTATATATAATAAATTATATTATTTTTTTAAATTACTTTCTAACTTAAAAAAATACTTTTTTTATAATATATATAGTTATTATAAGATGTTTTCAGACGATAGAGTTAATATACCAAATGGTTCTATAAGAACTGCTAATCTTGTTAACAATGCTGTAACAGGAATAAAAATAGCTTCTAACTCAATCAATTCAAGCCATATAATAGCACATTCTATTTTAGGAACTGATATAAGCTCAGGAACAATAGACATAAGTAATATATCTACTAATGCATTATTTTATTTGAGAGATACATCACTTAACTCAATCAATTCAAGTCATATACAAACTGGGAGTATATTAGGAACTGATATAAGTAATGAAACAATTGATTTAGATAATCTATCTATTAATGCAATATTTTATTTGAGAGATACATCACTTAACTCTATCGATTCAAGCCATATAATAGATAGATCTATCTTAGGAACTGATATAAGTAATGAAACAATTGATTTAGATAATTTATCTGCTAAAACAATATATTATTTGAGAGATACATCACTTAACTCAATCAATTCAAGTCATATAATAGATGGATCTATCTTAGGAACTGATATAAGTAATGGAACTATTACAAGCGATAAATTAGCACCAGGAGTTATTATATCAGGACCAACAGGACCAGCAGGAGCAGATGGAAAGAATGGTAATGATGGAGCAACTGGACCAGCAGGACCCACAGGACCTAAAGGAGATACTGGAAATACAGGACCTAAAGGAGATACTGGAAATACAGGACCTAAAGGAGATACTGGAAATACAGGACCTACAGGAGCCATAGGACCAACAGGACTAACAGGGTCAACAGGACTAACAGGGTCAACAGGACCAACAGGACCAACAGGATTAACAGGACCAGCGGGAGCAGATGGAAAGAATGGTAATGATGGAGCTACAGGACCAACAGGATTAACAGGACCAGCAGGAGCAGATGGAAAGAATGGAAATGATGGAGCAACTGGACCAACTGGACCCATAGGACCAACAGGACTAAAAGGAGATACTGGACCAACTGGACCCACTGGACCTAAAGGAGATACTGGAAATACAGGACCAACAGGACCAACAGGACCAACAGGACCCACAGGACAAACAGGACCCACAGGACAAACAGGGTCAACAGGACCAACAGGATTAACAGGACCAGCAGGAGCAGATGGAAAGAATGGTAATGATGGAGCTACAGGACCAACAGGATTAACAGGACCAGCAGGAGCAGATGGAAAGAATGGTAATGATGGAGCAACTGGAGCTACAGGACCAGCAGGACCTACAGGACCTAAAGGAGATACTGGAAATACAGGACCAACAGGACCAACAGGACCAACAGGACTAACAGGACCCACAGGACAAACAGGACCAGCGGGACCAACAGGACCAGCGGGACCAACAGGACCAGCAGGACCAACAGGACTAACAGGACCAGCAGGAGCTGATGGAAAGAATGGAAATGATGGAGCAACAGGACCAACAGGACCAGCTGGACCAACAGGACCAACAGGACTAACAGGAGCAAATGGAAAGAATGGTAATGACGGAGCAACAGGAGCAACAGGACCAGCAGGACCAACAGGACCTACAGGACTAACAGGAGCAACAGGACAAACAGGACCAGCGGGACCAACAGGACCATCTGGAACAAATGGTGCAACGGGATTAAAAGGAGATACTGGAAATACAGGTGCAACAGGACCAACAGGACCAGCAGGACCAACAGGACCAACAGGACTAACAGGACAAACAGGACAAACAGGACCAGCAGGACCAACAGGACCAGCAGGACCAACAGGACCAACAGGACCAAAAGGAGATACAGGAAATACTGGACTAACAGGACCAACAGGACCAACAGGACCAGCAGGAGCAAATGGAAAGAATGGTAATGACGGAGCAACAGGAGCAACAGGACCAGCGGGACCAACAGGACCAGCATCAACAGTGGTAAATATTGCAGATGGATCAATACAAGGAATTAAACTAGCAGACTTTTCTATTAGTAATAGTAAAATACAAGATGATAGTATTGATAGTCGTAAAATAATAGCAGGTTCAATTTTAGGAACTGATATAGCAAATAATCAAATTGGAGTTAATCATTTAACAGGAGCAGCCTATTTAGATTTAACAACAGCACAAGCAGAAAATAGCATTAATAGTAGTCATATTGTAAATGGTTCAATTACAGGAAGTGATATTGCTAATACTACTATTACTTATGATAAATTAAATAGTAATGTTACTTCATTAATTACTAATAGCAATATAAGTAGAAACTTTATAGGACAAGGGGGAGGAGGTACTAGTACAGATTTATTGATTCCAATTGATTTACTTAATAATGAGTTTGTAGATGTTGATGTAACTATTAGATTTGTAAATTCATTCAGTGGGGGTAATAGATTATGGTCTTTATTTTATAATGGTTCTTCTTATTATAATTGGAAATTTTGGAGATTTACAGACCAACCTCCTTATGCTAATCCTTGGATTGACACTGGTTTTACAGGTATGACGATGTATGATATGGAAAATAGTGCTTATTGGAGAGCAGCCAATTTAACAATGAGATTTTATAGGGGTGATATAGGAGCAGTAGTCGCCGACCCTAGATTATATAATGTGCAAGGCGAAACTCGTTATGGTCGTTTTGGTATTGGTCCAGTCATAACCACTTTTTGGGGTGCTATTGAATATAGACCAACGCATTTATATTTATATGTTCCTTCAGGTTGTTCGTTTATTCATAGAACTTATGTAACTAATTATAAGTAGTGTTGAGTTGTTTATTAAGTTCTTCTACATGTTTAAGATGGTCTTCATATGCTTTTTTATGTTGCTCGTATATTAGTTCAACCCCTGATGGGTCAAGTTTTGGATTACTTGCTTTTATAGAATCTAATGTAAGTTGTTTTTGTGTGGCTTCGTCTACTGCTTCCATTTTATATATATAACTACTATATTTTATTTATAATATTCTATTTTTAATAATATTATAAACAATATAGAGCTTTAGTAGTCAAGAACTGGATTATTACCAACAATAATCTAATAAAATATAACATTTTATATTATATTTATATTAAATGGTTTAAAAATTTATAAATTTATACATATACCTAATCTAAATTATATATAATCTATTAGATTATTGAAAAAAAATAATCTAAAGCCTTATTTTATGCTCTTTTTATTAGTTTTAGGCATTAACTTCTAAAACCTTAACCAACAAGCGAATCGTTGTATACACAACTTGGTCTAATAAAGTAAACTGCATCTGGAATAAGAGCTGTCGCATTCCAGTTAATACAATAATACTGAAAATATCGTTTAACAACAAATCCGTTTTCATCAATACCTATATCATAAAACTTTGTAGTACTTGCTGTTCTGTTTCCATCATCATCAGTATTCCAAGCACCATATACGAAGAAACAATTATCAGTATTTTGTTTAATATTGAAAGTCAAAACTTCTCCTGGTTTCCAGTTGTAATGTTTTTTTATATCAGCAATCCACATCAAATTTAATTTTCGCTGTTTAGCTACCTCCTTATCATTATCATAATCCATATTAACCTTATACTCTTCGCCATCGTTTTCTGTATAAGTTAATTCTTTTGTATCATCGTATGTAACAATGAAGTGTTCGCATTCTTCATCATATTCAATAGTGTACATAGCTGCGAATGGCGCATAGTCAGTAGTCATATTAGTTTCTCAATAATCTCTCAATATTTGAAAAAAAAGAAATCAATTTTAATTAGACCTAACAACATTTAGTTATTAAATGTTTTACACTTAATAACAAAACCAAGCTCTAATATATCTAAAAGTTCTGAGCAGTTTTCATGCACAGATTTACCAATATTAGCCATACTCAAATAAATGCCCTCATCCATTGTACTTGCTTCAAGACTTTCTTCAACAGCTTCTAAAAACTTACCAGCTCTCTCATTTAGTTTACTTCTTAATGCTGGTACTAATGCAACATTAGAAGCAGGATTACTTGTTAGCCTTTTCACAATAAATTGTTCTAATTTATATATTTCTAACATGGTTTTCATCAAGGGGTCATCTTTTAATGGATGAGTTTTTGTACCCTCAATTCGCGCTTCCAAGTAATTCATATCAATATTAAACTCAAGAGTTTCAAAAACGGTGTCAGTTTTAATTTGCATTTCAAATTGCATTTTGCTTTCTTATATATTTGTATTGCTAATCTCTCAAGTATTGAAAAAAAAGAATTCAATTTTAATTAGACCTAACAACATTTAGGTAGGCACTACATTAGCTATGATAGATGCAATAATACTTTTAGCTGTTGGAGTTTCCTCTTCCTCTTTCTCTTCCTCAAAACATTCCTTACAACAATAACAAACATCATCTTCTTCGTCATAATAATGTGGTTCAGTTAAATCAAACTCCTTCTTACATTTACGATTTTCACACATTCTATTAGTAAAATCATCTTGGTCTTCCTCTTCCTTATCCTCATCATCTTCTATAAAAGGAAATTCAGATATGTCTGCAATCGTCTCTTCATCAGCATATTTACAATCAAGTTCTGGTTCATATTCTGCTTCAATATTCATTTGCTCTCTTGTTTCATCAACAAAAACAATATATAAAGTAGCATATTTAGTTCCCCAGTATGCAACTTGCGTCTTATCTTCTAAATCAATACCTTTCGGGACTTTGAAAACAGCACTAGCAGAGTATTTAGCATGAACAACTTTAGCCATTTTGTATCAATAATCTCTCAAGTATTGAAAAAAAAAGAATTCAATTTTATTTCAACCTAACAACAATTTAGTCATCACAATAACAATTACACCAACAATCACCTTCAGCACAAGTCTTATGATAACATTTATGACATAGTCTATCCTCTTCATCTACTGTTGGTTGTTGACATTCCTCACATATAGTATCGTGTTCCTCCTTCTCATAACATGGAATGCAAAATGAGGTGTTACCGATCATATTGGTATCATCCTCCGCAACTTCTTTTCCACATCCCTTAAATCCACGGCATTCGCCACCAGTCTTTCCGCAAATGTGCATATTGTTAATAATATTAGCCATTTGTATCAATAATCTCTCAAGTATAAAAAAAATGAAATCAATTTTATTTATACCTAACAACAATTTACATTTTATCTACATTTAGTGTACTCATGTTATATAGAAATTTTGCTCGCCACCTTCTATCTGGATTTGCTAAATCCTCTATAACTGTATACCAATCTTGTGGAGGGATATAACGGCGAGACCCACCAAGATAAATACTATCTTCTTTATAAACCTTATTATTAGCCTCTGTTAATTTTAATAATTCTTCCATAGTCCAATTATAAAGCATTTTGTAAGCGTTCTCCTCTGTAGATGTCATCATTATAATCTCTCAATATTGATTAAAAAAGAATTCAATTTAGAATTCAATTTTAATTGTATCTAACAACATTTAGTTCAGCCGAAAACCATTCGTCTTCCTTCTCCAATACAGCTGAAACATCACCAGATACACCTTGCGATACAACACATACAGAGCGCACAACTTCTCCCACTCCTTATCATCAACCATCTCAGCCAGTTCAGGATACTGCTCACACAGTGCAGTTCTTGCCTCTTCATCCGAGTCATGACTATGAATAATATTGTTCATGAATACGTAATAATTGGGCGATTGGAACTTAACTTCTTTAGCATCAATAATCGTGTCAATCATCATTTTGTTGTTGGTGACCTATATATGTAATGAGAAAATTCAATTCAATTTTAATTAAACATCACAACAATTGTTTATATAATCGTATAAAAAAAAGGTTTTTTTCAACCTTTAGTAAAGGTTGAGCCAAATACGCCGTGTGGGTGCAAGAACCCATATTTAATTAACAGCCTCTGCCTTTACCTTGTCAAATATGTCACATATAACCTTTTTGGCTACTTTAGCAGGGTTATCTTCCTCTGGTATATCTATCCCTGGTATTTCTATCACAGGCGCTTCTTCCCAAACAGGCTCTTCATCCTCCAAATCATGCTCATCAGCGTCATTAATTTCACAACACTCACCGTACTTCGTATCAAAGTCAAGTTCATCATCCACTGGTTTAATTACAATATGCCTACCATCAGTAAGGAAAGCATGCAAAATTGACCATTTAACATAGTAAGTCTTGACTTGGGTTCTATCCTCCAAATCAAGCCAGTCAGGCACATGAAAAAGCTCTTGAGCGTCATAACGAACAACGAGGACTTTAGACATTTTTGGTCGATAGGTCTATTGTTAATTAAAAAAAATTCAAATCAATTTTAATTGGACCTAACAACAATTATAGCGTTGGTTATGGATGGGTGTTAGCTATATTATTCCTTCCACCTTCTACCCTTCTACCCTTATTTTATCTTATATAAATAAAATAAAATAAAAAATATAAAATAGAAAAAAAAATTCTTTTATAAGGAAGAGTATGGAATAAGATGGAAGGTAGAAGGAAGGAAGGGGTGGAAGGACACCCATCCATATACCACTATAATTGTTGAGATATTTAACTCCCAATATGAATAGAATAGGGATTAGTAAGGTCTGATATATCTGTGGATGATGTTGGATTTGTTGCATTTATATGATCTAAAAAGAATGTATTACCAGCTATATCCATAATATTATATACTAAAGTAATTATATAATCAACTGTAGACATTTCTATATATTAGTTTTATTTTTTTTTATTGAAAGTTTCAAATATATTTTGCAATTCCATGTTTAGTAGCAAATCTAAAATCAGCATCATGGTATGACTTCATAGACCTACTGCTTCCTCGTTTATGCCCATAATACATATTACCACCTGTTATATCAAGTGCTTCTTTATCAAGAGAAAGTGTTAAACCATCTGATGTAGGCATCTGTTGCGCTCTGGAAGAATTGAATGATTGTTTATCTGTTTGAACATTTTTATAAATTTCACTAACCGATGATTTAAACACCCTAAACTGTGTTCCTAATGTTTTATCAATTGAAAAAATCTCTTCAGCCATCGCACTAAGAGCTTCTGTTAATGGAACCGAGTCTGGGTCAGGATTCATACTTATAATAATATATTATATTATAAAAATTTAAATTTTTCCAATAGGTGGGAGGACTGGACGCTTCCCAGCGGGTGGAGGAGGAGCAGGGAAAGGAGCAGCCATAGGAGTTTCAAAAGCTTGTATGCGACCTAAAACACTACTCTCAAAATAAGGAATATTATTAGCCTTTAAGAACTCAACAAATTTAGCGCGTTTACCATAATGCATGTTTGGTTCTAATTTATCTCTGCTATCTCTATATGTTCTATCAAGTGTTTTATACTCAGCCTTAATATCCTCTGGTATTTTATCAATATCCCGTTTGTTCACTGTAACAACTGGATGTCTTGCAATAGCAAGAGCTTTTCTTAAATTTTGTATATTAGATTTTTTTACTGAGCCTACTCTGCCTTCTTCCTCAATCGCCTTAACTCGTCTATTAAGCACGGTTATCATAGTTTGATTTGTTAATTGTGCTACTGTTCTACTAACCTCAGCTATTAAAGCTTCAGTATCTTGTGGTATCATTATATCCATCCCTATTGTTTCTGCTGTTGGTGGTCTTGGACCTGTTTGATTAATATGAGTATCTATTAGAACCCGTATTTCATCATCATTAGCAAATCTACCTTCTCGTTGTTCAAATGCCTCAGCATCTTGTACAATATCGTCTCTTTCTTCAATAGGTAATCCAGCATCTTTAGCAAGTTTTCTAACCCTTGTCTTATATTTTCTACGTGCTACATTTGAATCTTGTTGTGAAAGTTCTGGTGGTGCTGGAACTAATCCTGAAATTGGTGGTGGTGCTAATCCTGATGTTGGTGGTGTTGGTTGCATTAGTCCTAATTCAGGCGTTGCTGAAGGTGGACGAAGGCGACGAGGGGGACGAGAAGGACCACCTTCAGCAGGTGGCAAAGGTTGAAGTAGACTAGGAGGGGGTTCTTCTGGTTCTGGTGGAGGTAATAGTGTTTCCTCTGGTGCTAGTGCATCTGTTGGTTCTTCTGGTATTGGTTCTTCGTCTGGTGGTGCTTCATCCTCGTCGCCTCCATCAAATATTGGTGGAGGATCATAATCTTCTCCACGAATTTTCTTTTCTTCACGTATTAATTTATCCATAAAACTATAGAATTTATATGATGCTCTTCGCAGTAAATCTACTGAAGAGGTAAAATCCGTCCAAACACTTAACTCAATATAATTAACATTAGGACGTAGTTTATTATATGAGGCGTTAATTTTTCGTAATGTATTATTTACACTTATAAGTTCTTTTGCTGTTTTTTTAATTTCAGATGCTTGTTGTGGCTTATCAAGCATGTCTATAATAGTTGTATCAGTTCTAATATAAGAATCTAATATATCAATAGATTTAATAGCTAAATATACATTATCAGTAAGGTTTGCTAATTCAATGGTTGCACGTCCATTGGTTGGGTCTTTTTCAGGATACTCAGTAAGGCGTTGATGTGTAGAATCCATATAACCAATAACACGACGTTTTGCGCTATTAAGTTCTCCTTCTGTTGTTTCGTCATATCCATAACTTGGTATTTGAGGCATACTATATAATATTATTATATAAAAAAAAAATGGTTTTTTCAAGTTAATTTCATCTTGAAAATATTATTTATTTATTTTATTATATATATTTATATAACAAATGGCTGCGCGCAACTACAATCCGAATTCGTTTGCTATTTCGCAGAAAGTAGAAGATGTAATAGAACACTACAATAATATGAAAAATCCAAGTTGCGAACCTTTAATTTTCCATCAGGCGCGACCACCTGTTGTTCGTAACAGAGAACACGGACATTATACTGATGTTCGTCTCGTTGGTGGAAGTAATAGAATGTTAGCAGTAGATGAATCCCAACCAATGATGCGTCCACCTGGTATGATTGATGCTCACCAAGCTAAATCAGGAAAATATGTAATGAATGGAAATTCTGCTACCTATCCCGTTTATAATGCCGTTGAACAAAAAGCAATTGATAGATCTAAAACCAGAGGAAAATCAGCGCAACTTGAAGGGGAGGGTGTATGGGAGGATATGAATAAATGGGGAAAGAAGAATGAACAAAAAGCTATTGCTCTATCAAAAGATCCGCGTGTCTTAGCACTTGTTAATGATCCAGCAGTTCAAGAACAAGCTAAAAACCTTGGTATGCAAGCTGTTGACTTTGCTAAAACTCAATTAACTAAGAAAGGAAGCGGACGTGGTCGTGGTCGCCCTCGCAAAGGTGCTATGGAAGGTGAGGGTGTATGGGAAGACATGAATGCGTGGGGAAAACAGAATGAGGTTAACTTTAATAAATTCGGTCGTGATACAGAAGCCGCCTTCAAGAATGCTGGTGTTCAAATGAATGCTTGGGGACGTAGAAACGTAGAACGTGTTACAAAAGCTCTACAAGACCCTCGTGTTATGGCTGTGCTAAATGATCCAGCCGTCCAGAAACTTGGAAAACAGGCTGTTAAAATGGCTGTAAGCTACATTCCTGTTATTGGTCCTCCTGCTGCGCAAGTTCTTGGACTGCTTGGATTCGGTAAAGTATCAGGTGGTCGCGGTCGTCCTCGCAAAATTACTATGGAAGGCGAAGGTGTATGGGAGGACATGAATGCGTGGGGAAAACAGAATGAAGTTAACTTTAATAAATTCGGTCGTGATACAGAAGCCGCGTTTAAAAATGCAGGTGTTCAGATGAATGCTTGGGGACGCAGAAACGTAGAACGTGTTACAAAAGCTCTACAAGACCCTCGTGTTATGGCTGTATTAAATGATCCAGCCGTCCAAAAACTTGGAAAACAGGCTGTTAAAATGGCTGTAAGCTACATTCCTGTTATTGGTCCTCCTGCTGCGCAAGTTCTTGGTATGCTTGGCTTCGGTAAAGCACAGAATGCTCGTGCTGCTATTGTCAGGCAAATTATGCAGGAGAAAGGTCTTAAACTTACCGATGCATCCAAATATGTCAAGCAACACAATCTATATAAGAAGTAATAATTAAGCTGTGTCTTTAATATAATTATTTTTAGCAGTATCTACACTTGTACCCATCGCTGTTGTATCAGCTTTTAGGTCTTCCATTACCTTAGAGTATTTGTCACTCAAATATAACTTTCTGAGCATACTAGCCCCGACTTTAGCATCAAATATTTTATTTAGAATTCTCGTAATAGAGTTGATCTGTATAAATGGACTTCCTTCATAATCTGTAATAAAATCATTTGTGCTAACTTTTGGCTTGAGCTTTAAGTATAATTTTAAAATATCAAATAGGTCTTCTGGAATTTCTTGAACTTGCTGTTTATAAGCACCTTGTGTCTTATATTTATTAAAAATAAATTTTTTGTTTTGTAGGTCTAAATAGTTGATTTCATTTGGAAGTTCAGGATTATAAGAATTTACTACTCTCATAAACTGATAATCTTGATTACGACGAGGTGGAACTTTAGTATATAGGCTTAACACAACACATTCTAATAAACGATTATATTGATTTTCAGTAATCTTGCGCTTTTTAGCAACTTCAGGAAGTATAGCTTCACATGAACTAATTACTTCTGCTTTCTTTTCAGGAGTTAACCAATTATCTTTTTCTGTGTCTGTCTTCGCTGTTTGGTCTTTAAGTTCAGTATTATATTTATCTAATAGTGCTGAATAGTCCTTATAAGCACGTGCATATTTTTTAGGGTTATTTTTGGATAAATCCCCCATTAATGAAGTAATAGCAATTAAATAGTTCCTTTGAGTATTTGGTTTATAGTCCTTAATTTTATCAATAATAGTTGGAATATCAGTAAGATACTTGAAAGTTAATACAGGTTTTCCATCATTTAATTTCATAAAGTTAGCATTATATAATTTCATGGAACTCGGGGCTAATTTCTTATTTTCTAAAATTGTTTCAAGTGTTGGGTCTTTTGTCATATTTATTTTATATAATCTAATTATAAAATAAATTTTTTAATTTTCCAAATTGGTATTTAGATTTTTTTCCTCCTTTTCTATTTTTTTTCTTGCATATATTATTCGTTTATAATTGTTATGTTGATCATATAGTTGCTTTTTATATTCTGGATTTTTAATTCTTGCCCTTTCCCTTTCTATAACTTCAGGACGTTTCCTATATTCTGCATTATATTTTTGTTTATAGATTTGTTCTTTTGTTTGTGGCTCTTTAAGATTAATTTTGGGATTTTTACTTTTTACTACACCAAATGAAGAACGCTCATTAACACAAGGAAATGTGCTAATATAGTAAGACTCTCGTTTTTGTAGTTCTATTGCATTATCAAAAGGTTTCCGTTCTAAAATTGTAAGTTTACAATCAGGTTGTTCCATTACTTTATAAACACATCTATTATTACAGTTACCAGTTTTAAAACGTTCATAAGCCAGTCTATGATGAGCCATTCGTTTATCAATATTTTCAGAGCTTCCATAATAAACAAGTTTCGCTAAAACAGATTCTAATTTATAAATCACACCATCAGGTATAGGTGTTATTGATGTTTCTCTCTTTTTATAGGCTTTCGGGGTGGGTTCAGTTGGCTGAGTTGGCTGAGTTGGCTGAGTGGCTTCCATATTTTATATATATAACATATTATAATTTTTCTGCTTTAAATTAAAAAATATTTAAAGTATTTATTTTTTTAGAATTTAATCAACCTTTAGAAAAGGTTGAGCCAAATGCGCCGTGTGGGCGCAAGAGCCCACTAATGTAATAATTTATATTCTTCATTTTTTCCACTTATAACAAATTTAGGGTCTTTTCCAGAATACCCTAAACTTCCTCCACACATTCCTGAACCAGCTAAAGG